TTGTATTCTTCCAAGCCATCTCCATCTTCATTGGCAATTAACTTGTCGTATTCTTCGCCTTGTTCAGTAATTCCATTTAAAAAGTTTCCAGCTTTCATTCCAGTAACGTAATTGTAAGCTTCTTCTTTTGTTTTAAACTCTTTCCAATGGTAATAGCTTTGAGCATATCCATTGAACGATCCAACATAATGGTCTTTCCATTTAAATTGGTAGCAAGTATTTAACTTGATTTTATTCAGTCAGAATGGCAAGTCAGTCGAATTTACATTTGACTTTGGAACTTCTTGCTTTGCTCCAGTAGCTTCCCAAGTATCAAGCTCAATGTAATATTTACCGTTTTGGCTTTGGTTAATGTTAAGGTTAACCCATCCTTTCTTGGAGTTTGCTTGGAGGAAGGAAATCGCCTCCTCTACTTTGAATGATAGCTTGCCAATGGCGAAGCTTGGAGCATTTTCATTACGCTTGAATAAAATGCCGTCTGCGAATACTTTGTCTTTCTTTTCCATTACTTTGTTAGTTCTTGTTTACGATTTTTAAATAATTCAATTTGAAATTCCAACAATGTATTTGTTGAACTTAATTTTTGATAATACGCATTCAGCTCTTCAACACTCGCAATATTATTTAGTGCAGATTTTAAATCTATACCTACAAGATTTGGCTTTACTACTTGCTCTTTGCCATGTGTATTAGTTGCATCTGAATCCTTTGTGTCATCTAATGCAAATAAACCATTAAGAGCGTACTTGCGAGCATAAGAACTTGAAGCGCCAGTTACTTGCGAGCCATCCATTCCTTTTTTAGATTCTTCCTCTCTTGCATATCCATCAACTGACCAAGTTTCCTTGCCATTTGAAAGAGTTGCAGTAGCCTTAATGTAATATCTATCTCCTACATTAATTATCGTGTCAGAGATTGTAATTGAATAACCCATTGGATTAACTACTTGCTTAACTGCCTCAAGAATATCTTCGGCAGAACGGTAATGGTATTTACCGAATGAGTTAAACTGCCCCTTTGGGGCTTTAACTTTACTTTGAATTACTGATAGTTGATTTTCCATAATTGATAAATTTTATAAAATTTGAATTACTTGATTTGCATTCGTGAGAAATTATGTCTTTAATAGTCCATAACTCGTGATTAAAAGTGAATATCATTGTATAATATCCAGCTTCATCTTTGAATTGTGCTTTGATAGTTTTCATAGTTTTTCGATGATTGAAACGATTGTAAGAATTAAGGCTAATTTTGCAGCTAATATTAAAGCTGGCTTGATATCGGCAGTTGTGAAGTCTTCGCCAATCATTAGTGAGATAAAGTTTTTCATTTTGATTAAGGTTTATTCGATTGCTTCGTTGCTTTCGATATGTCAAAGGTAATACTTTTTTCTAAATAAAAAACTTTTTTAATTATTTTTTTTCAATAACAAAAAAGGATACCAGCAATACCGGTACCCTTTCCTTTCAACTAAACCTTATCTACTAATGAAAACTAATTGAATGCAATATACTAAAAGATATGAGAAAGCCTTGCTACTTGCCCAAACTCTTTGTGATGAATAAATCCCTCAACAGCTTTAACTCCTCCAACTCCATAACCGTTTCTATGATGCCAGCTGTCGCTACTGCTTGGCGATCTAAGGCTTTCTACGGTAACACCAATATAATCCTTGCTAATCTTATGGTGCAAGTGATGTGAGTAAAAATACTTATGCTTTGTATCTGCCCAACTTTCTCTTGACTCTACTGCCATTAACATAGGCAAGTCTTGAGGCTTTGCAGAATCCCCATGTGTTGAGCCTATTAGATTGTTTCCGTATTGGTAATACTTGCGATGCGCTATGCTACAATCAAAAGTAATATTAGATGAATTCCTAAACCAAGACTGAATCACATCTGCAAGAAAGAATCCGCTTTGATAATCGTGATTAGATGGATTGAATACAAAGTGAATATCTGCTACTTGCATTAGTAGTTCTATCACTTCAACATATAGCTTCTTGGCACATAGGAAATTCTCATAAAACATTCCATCTGTGTCTTGTGGTGTACCGCTTGTGGTAGTTCGCTTGGCGCTATCAGTGTGAAGTATGTCATTGCCTGCAATAAATAAAATTTGGTCTATATTAAATCCATTTGCTTTTTGAATAATGCCTCGAACACCATCCAATACTCGCTTCATTGCAATCTCTACATTATAGCTATCTCCAGTTTCATAAGCTGTTGCAAGCTTGCCAATGTGAATATCAGCGGGATCGACAACAAGCAGATGCCCGTCAGTATTATTGCCACGAATAATAGTAGGATATACTGGAGAATATTCTTGCATACTTGCAATAATCTCATCTCGAATTTCTTCATAAGTTTTTGCTTTATCGCCTTTAACGTGAACGGAATATTGCTTGCCCTTGTACCAATAGTTTGAAACATTCTCTAATGGCAATCCAACTGCCTCGCATTCGGTAGCAAGAGCTGGATGGCTATTAATTCGCTTATGTCTTTGAACTCTACGAAGCAAAGCAATTCTTAGATGCTCTTTGGTTATGTATGGATATTTCTCAAATAGATGCCTAACAATTGCGCCTTGACTTGGGAACTTGCCACTAATGTAAAGCTCTAAAGCTTCTTGGCTTATATCTTGTGTACTTTTATTTTCTTGATTGCTCATATTCGTGCATTAATTGATCCACCAAAAACTCTATATTATTTGCCAGCTTCATTTTAAGCACAAATGTAGCGTCATCTGATTCATTAATCTGATTCATTACATCAAGCATTATATCCAATACTTGAGCCGTTGATAGTTTATCGCTCATTTGAGCATTAGGTACGATAGTGCTACCGTTGTGAGTATAAAGAAATTCCTTTGCCATCCGTTTCTTTTGCGTTTGTTTTCACTAATATAGAAAGATTTTTCGGTTTCGTATATCTTTGATTGTCTTGCATAGTTTTCGTTCGTTAGAATCGAAATATAAGCCTTGTTTAAACTATCCTTTTGAAGCAATAGTTTTCTCTCTTTTAAGTCGTGGATAATCGTATCCATCAAAGTAACTGGAATACAAATGTCCTTACCTGAATGTCCTATAATTTTGTAAGAAATTTGTCCTTTCGCTATCAGAGTAAGCAAAAGGAATGCGATTAATAACACTATCGGTTTGAATGATTTGTTGCTCATATTGTTTATGCAAAATAGTTTGTTCTTGATTTTTTGGCTTATTTGATTGACAAGACTTGTAAACGAAGCCTACAAAAAATAAAAGCAGCAACCATGTTACTGCCTTAATTAAATTAACATATTGTTCCATAAAGCTCCGCTTCTTCTTTTCGACGATTTAATAATCCATCCAATACTTTTCCGTTTGCTTTAGTCCATCGCATAAACTCGTTCTTAATCGTTTTGTCGTTTGGATTGAGATTTACTTTGCGGATTAGTGTGCTTCCCTTTAATGCTTGCAAGCCTATGTTATAAGCTATGCTTACAAGTGCATCAAATTGATTCTGATTAACTTTATCAGTCGTGAATGAATCAACACCTTGCTCGTAATGTTTGAGCATATTTAAGAGCATTGTATCAGCTTCTCTTTGAGTTATTGGTTTGTCGGTAAGTTTTACCTTTCTGCCGTCAGGATAATAGGTCGCACCATATCCAATTGTATTTACACCGCCACTGCATACATAGGGATTAGCTCTAAATCCCTCATACTTCTTTATCAGGTTTAGTCCTTTTGCTCCGATTTGGTTTACTTTCATCTAGTCCTAATTTGTGTTTTAAGTCGCTATTTTCAGTGCGGAGGCTATGTACCTCTTGAGTTAAGGCATCTACCTTATCGCTTAATTCTTTTACTTTATCAGACATCTCTTGAGCCATCTCTCGCCAAATTTTAATAGCTTCTTGTGTGTTAGTTATTTCGCTTCCTTGCACTTCAACATTTTCTTTCTTGCGACCAACTAACCACGAAACAAAAGCTCCGATTGCACCAGTAATAGATGGGACTACAATGTCTTCCAAGTTCATATTAAGCTTCTTTGATCCAAGGCAATGGAAGTACAACAATAGGAGGATTCTTTTGCAATGCGATTTGCTCCTCTAAATTACTATCAATGCTTGCTAAATCAAGACCAGCTTCAAGCCAAGATTCAACTTGTGCTTGTGTTAAATCAGGATAAGCAGTAAAGTCGGTAGAGCTTGGAGTTTCGCAAGGCATTGTTCCGTAAGATTCAGCAATGTAACTACCATCGCTTGCATTTCTTCGCCAATGAATTAACGATACTACATCTTGCAGTCCTTGCTCTTGTGGCTTGGTATCAAGCTGGACAATAACCCATTTAAAGTTTACCATTACAATTCGATTTCTTCTTGTTCTACTTTATTAAATTTAACCCCTTTAACCCATCCTTCAAGAAAAGTATAATCTTCTAATCCTTCAGGGAATGAAACTTGAATAGGAGTAAAGCTAATTTCGCTATCAAGTAATTCTTTCATTGCTTGGTTAAGCTTCTTAACTCCCTCTTTATTAAACGAGTAATCTCCTTTTTCGTTTTGAATTATGTTTCCATCTTTATCTACCGCAGCGGCATCTAATCGAATCTCGTCTTTTTTATCATTGAAATCGTCCAAATGTTCTTGGATCAATTCCCCAATTTTAGCAAGTTTTTTTTGAGCTTTAGTATTAGCTTGTTGTCCAACTGCATTTAAGATTTGAACTAATCGTAATAAATCAGAATACTTTTTCATTTTATTTTGTGTTTGTTTAAGCAAATATAATGATTATGGATAAGTTACGGTAACTGCATCCCAGTTATTACAAGTGATTGCAACAACACAAGTCAATCGACATCCACTATCAAATG